GACGGATTTGACTTGGCTGAGTTTGAGCCGAGATAATATAAGAAAATAATTACTAACTTTGCAAAAAAAATAAATAATGGCAACAGTACCATCAGGAACAAGATTTATAGGTATATCAGAAAATGTAAATCTTACAGAAAGAAAATCTGCAGTATTAAACGCAGAGACTCAACCATATACTATTCAAGATATAGCTGATACAGTAGGTGTAGGAGCGCAAGGACCACAAGGAGTTCAAGGACCAGCAGGACCTATTGGACCAGTTGGACCTGCTGGATTAAACTGGCAAGGAGCTTGGGTATCAGGAACGTCTTACGTAGCAGATGATGCTGTAGGATATGATGGGGCGTCTTGGTTCTGTATATTAGCTACTTCGGGAACTACTACTCCTGATGTTGACACAACACACTGGGCACTGTTAGCTTCTCAGGGAGCCATTGGACCTGCTGGACCTGCTGGATCTACTGGACCTACTGGACCTCAAGGACCTGCTGGAGGAGCTGGAGGATTGCAGCAAGCGTTTGATAATGGAAGAACAATGACTGCAGGCGCTTATACTGCTGCAGTTTTTAGCGGAGCTGTTGGGTTTTCTGTTGAAAATACATCAACACTTAGTAAAGCAACCTTAGATACAACTAAAATTACTTTTACAAAAAATGCCGCTGGTTTAAAGACTACTAATTTACTTCAGGCAGTTACCCCTACAGCAAACAGAACTATATATTTTCCAGATGCTGATGGAACTGTTGCTTTACAGACATATAAAGTTTGGAGAGCTGCAATTAATTATAATTCTGTTGTAAATGTTCTTGTTAATGAGATAGGATTTACATCTCCTGTAATAACTAACCCTTCTAATGGTAAAATTATAATAACTAAGACTGGATTTTTCACAAGTATTGATGAAAATAAACTAGATTTAATCACTGCAACTGTAAATAACTTAGGAGCTCCTTATGTGTGTACTCTAGAAAAGTACGCATTTGATCCAAACAACTCATTAGAATTGAATATATTTGATATGACTGGAGTGCGATCAACAACTCCACCGTGTAATTTTACCGTAGAAATTAGAATTTACAACTAATAATTTAAAATCAAATCAAATGGATATAATAAGAAAGATATCAGTTGGCGCTGACTATAAGAATGGCGCTATGCACTACATAGTAGGTCAGGATGTTCTTAATGGTAGCCATAGAATAAATCATATTGGAATAAATGAAAACACTGGAGATTTTGAGATCTGGATCGAGAAGGATGACGAGATTAAGAAGTGGAAGAAGTTTAACGCTAATATGCCTATATCTACAGAGAATAATATTGACTTCTAATGAAATCGCCATTTTACTTTGTCGTTAGACCTACAAACGGTAGGAGGTACGACAATATAAAGAAGATAGGCGATATCAACTTTATAACCAGTGTATCTCAGGAGGACCACACGGCAACTAATAGATTTGCTGAGGTTGTGTCAGTTCCAAATAATTATGTTGGCGACATCTGTGTCGGTGACATACTTCTAGTTCACCATAACACGTTTAAGATTTACTACGATATGAAAGGTCAGGAGAGGAGCGGAACTAGCTTCTTAAAGGATGACCTTTTCTTTGTTGATGAGGATCAGTACTTTATGTACAACCACAATGGAGAGTGGAGGACACACTCTAAGTACTGTTTTATAAAGCCAGTGAAAACTCGTGAGTCATATATAAGTAAGGGAGGAGTATTTGAACCACTTATCGGAGTTGTTAAATACTCTAATGACGAACTTAGAGATTTAGGCGTTGTAGAAGGAGATGAAGTTTCCTTTGAGCCAGATAGCGAGTACGAGTTTAATATTGACGGGGAGAAACTTTATAGAATGTTCACTAAAAATATTACAGTCAAATGGAACTAACGGATATAAAGAAGAGAATCATCGAGGCTGGATATAAGGCTGTTGATGAACTAATAAAGGTTGCAGAAGATAAGATTCTTACTGGTGGAGATGATGATCTTTCGTCTGACAAGTTGAAGAACGCTGCTGCCACCAAACGTCTGGCTGTGGAAGATGCCTTCGCTATACTTAATCGAATTGAATTAGAAAAGGAATTAATCAATGGAGAGTCAAAAACAAAAGAACCTACAATCAAAGGATTTGCAGAGGGAAGGTCTAAGTAACGTAGTTCATAACTTGATTCCAACTGCTATTCTTACTAGTGGAAATAACAAGAAATCTTGGGAGTACGGTTACAATGAGAAGTACGACATAGTTGTAATCTCTAAGGACGGTACTATTGGTGAAATATATAACATAAACGGACTAAATATTGCACTACCACTCGTCCCAAATATTGTCTATAAAAGGGACGAGAAGAAGGAGAAACAGTACTGGGAAGCTGCAGATTACCCAAAGGAACTACACAATATTAAGTCTATATTTCAGTGGCACACTATGCAGAAGGACTTCAAGGCTAAGTGGGTTGATTACATAGAGAATGAGTTCGTAAGGCGTGAGGATGGTATGTTCTTTATGAATAATGGCGTGCCGACTTATATAACTGGAAGTCACTATATGTACCTTCAGTGGACAAAGATTGACGTAGGTCATCCTGACTTCCGTGAGGCTAACAGGATATTCTTTATTTTTTGGGAGGCTTGCAAGGCTGATGATAGATGCTTTGGTATGACGTACCTAAAGATAAGACGTTCTGGGTTCTCATTTATGGCATCTTCAGAGTCTGTAAATGTGGCAACACTTGCAAAGAATGCAAGGATTGGTATATGCTCAAAGACTGGAGGTGATGCTAAGGCGATGTTTACTGATAAGGTTGTGCCTATATCAAGCAACTACCCTTTCTTCTTCAAACCTATTATGGACGGTATGGATAAGCCGAAGACAGAGTTAGCCTATCGTGTACCAGCATCTAAGATTACTAAGAAGAATATGTACGAGAGCGATAACTCAAACCTTGAAGGTTTGGACACATCTATCGACTGGAGTAACACGTCTGACAACTCGTATGACGGTGAGAAGTTGAAGCTGTTAATTGAGGATGAGTCTGGTAAGTTAGAGAAACCAAACAATATACTAAATGGTTGGAGGGTTCGTAAGACCTGTCTGCGTTTGGGTAGTAAGATTATTGGAAAGTGTTTAATGGGATCTACAGTAAACGCCCTTGAGAAGGGTGGTGGAAACTTTAAGAAATTATATGAGGACTCTAAGATTAATACTAGAAACGCAAATGGACAGACTAAGACTGGCCTATACGCTCTGTTTATTCCTATGGAGTGGAATTTTGAGGGTTATATTGATAGGTATGGTATGCCTGTTTTTAGACAGCCTAATTCACCGATAGAAGGTGTAGACGGAAGACCTATAAGAATAGGAGCTATTGACTTCTGGGAGAATGAGGTTGACTCGCTAAAGAATGATCCTGACGCACTTAATGAGTTCTATCGTCAGTTCCCAAGGACAGAGAGTCACGCGTTTAGAGACGAGAGCAAGGCATCTATATTTAACCTTACTAAAATATATCAGCAAATTGATTACAACGACTCACTTATAAAGGACAGGGTTCTTACAAAGGGTTCGTTCCATTGGAAGGATGGTAAAGAGGATAGTACGGTTGTATGGACTCCAGACATAAGGGGTAGGTTCTTAGTGTCTTGGATACCATCAAATCAGCTTATGAATAATGTAATCACAAGGAACGGAGTCAAGCATCCTGGTAACGAACATATTGGAGCGTTTGGATGTGATCCATATGACATATCTGGAACAGTTGGTGGTGGTGGATCTAAGGGTGCACTTCACGGACTTACTAAGTTTAATATGGATAACGCGCCAAGCAACGAGTTCTTCCTTGAGTATATAGCAAGACCACAGACGGCAGAGATATTCTTTGAGGATGTCCTTATGGCGTGTGTGTTCTATGGTATGCCAGTGCTTATAGAGAATAACAAGCAAAGACTACTGTATCACTTCAAGACAAGGGGCTACAGAGCGTTTTCTTTAAACAGACCTGACAAACCCTCTCACAAGCTTTCTAAGACAGAAAAAGAACTTGGGGGTATACCTAACTCGTCTGAAGATGTTAAGCACGCTCACGCGTCTGGAATTGAGTCGTATATAGAGAAGTACGTAGGATTAGATTTAGAGGCTACGTATAGAGATCCAGACGAGATGGGATCTATGTACTTTACAAAGACACTGGAGGACTGGGCTAAGTTTGATATAAATGACAGGACCAAATTTGATGCCGCAATTAGCTCAGGATTAGCTATAATGGCAACGCAAAGATCCACATTCCAGGCAGTTAAAAAAGATTCGAAAATAAGTATTAAATTTGCAAGATATAATAACAACGGAAGATATAGCGAAATAGTAAAATAAATGAAGGATGTAACCATTAACATTAATCCTGCAGGTTTCCCAAGTCAATTTGCTTCTGATAAAGAAAAAGCAACATATGAATACGGTCTTCAGATTTGCCAGTCTGTGCAATACGAGTGGTTCAGAAGAGATAGCGGTACCTGTAAATTCTATAATCAGTGGGGTGAGTTTCATCGTCTTAGGTTATACGCAAGGGGAGAACAATCAGTTGCTAAATATAAGAACGAGTTGTCAGTAGATGGTGACCTTTCTCATTTAAATTTAGATTGGACACCAATTCCAATCATACCAAAGTTTGTCGATATCGTTGTTAACGGTATGTCTGACAGACTTTTTAGGGTTAAGGCTTACGCTCAAGACGCAG